ATGAGTCATAGATAATGGGAATACCCGCGTTGATGAATATCCAATATTGCTCCGTGGAGTCTCGCTCATAAGCGTGAGCGGCGACAACATCACTGGTCCCGATCTCCGGGATAGCAGTTTGGTACTCAGAGCCCATACGCTTCTCAAAGCCACCAGAGACGACACTGAATAAACAGTTGTCGGCCTCTTGGACCTGTCCAGGGAGCCGTACGGCATCAGGTTGCCGCGAGACCCCCTGATGCAACGTCTTGATACGTTGCTCCTCAAGGGACGCCATTAGAAAGTCCGTTGCCCCGTTCGTTGTGAAATGTAATAGCCGTGGGAGTTATCGGTGAGTTCGTTCGCGTCCTCTTGGTCAGCCTCGTAGTCCATTAACGCGGCCCAGGCAGATGCCTCGTCTTCCGCTGTGAACGTATCGAGGGCGACAGACCCCATTTCGGACTTCTGGAATTTACGCGCCGCATGGTACGCAATGAAGCTCTGAAGTTCGTGGGGGAGGTCCGCGAAGTCGTACTCCCAAGTGATCTCGACGTAGAGCGTCGGTTTATTCGTCCAAGTGAACGTCTGGTTCTTAATGTCGTAGAGTTTACGAACACCACTATCATCACGGACGGAAACTTTTATATCTTTATCAACACCTGTGGTGTCGATACGCATAGCTTTATTTGGAACACGGTACTCGGTGTTAGCATCACGAGTGAGCTTCCAATCGTACTCAGTGTTACAGTTCCAGCCCTTCGTCAGAACATCCTTTGTAACGCGATCAAGAAACCGCTCAGCGGTCTCGGCGTCGGGGAGGCCCGAGTCGAGAGAGGACACAGGCTCCTCGTCGATTGCATCAAGCATGATGTTGACGGCTTGAATTTTAGTCAGAGACATATGTCTTCCCTATAAACAACAAAGACCCCCCTTGGTCGAAACCAAGGGGGGCAGTTGGAGGAACTAGACCTTCTTACGAGGTCTTCACCTCAATGGCGCATTCAGGTCGGAGGGTGCCATGACCCACCAACATCTTCGCCACGAGGAAGTCTTCGAGACGACGCGTGTCGCGCTCGGACTCGAAGTTAATGTCCATCACCTTGACGGTACCAATAGCCATGGGAACCCAGCCAATACCGGTGGTGGTGGAGTAGTCACCGCGATACTTCGCGTAGACGTTAGTCGCAGCCGACTCATCCGTCACGAATGGCGCGTTACGAGTCTTAAGGACCGTAACACCATCAATGACCATCGACTCAACGCGAGAGTTGATTCCACCCGAGGAGGGTTGACCAGAAAAGTCACGGTTGAGGACGAGGTAATTACCATTCGAATCCGCTGCATACTTGATAGCGTCAAAGACGTACCAGTTGACTGCGAGATAACGCGGGGCCGTTTCAGGGACATCCGCCTCGAACCACACACGGTTCATTTCGCGGATCACTTCGATCCACTCAATACCGCTAGTCGTTGAGGTGTTCACAGCGTTGGCGTCAGTAATGACGTTACCAGCCGGGAACGGACCATCAGCAGTCGAACGGGCGGTGGTGATCAACTGACGGGCGACGTTCTTATCGAACACCTTAGCCAGTTCCGCACCCATTGCGTCCGCGAACTTAGACCGAACGTCAAAGTGCGAGAGCATCTTGTCGAGGTCCGACAAAGCCGTGTGCGACACGAGGATGTCATCAACGGTGATCTGGACTTCGGTCGTATCGATGTCTTCACCCAGCAGTTCAGTACCAGGAGTGTGATATTCCGAAGTCGCTTTCCACGTCTTCGGGAACTTGTAGCTTCGAGCGCCGCCGCTAACAGTCTTGACCTCATGCTTGTCCATAAAGACAGTAGCAAGGTCAAAAGCTGCCATAACTTCGCCGCCGAAGACATCCAGCCACAGGTTACGGGAGTCCGACGCGGACTGACCATAACCGAAACGTGCCGGATTAGAGGGAGTACCAGCCATAATCTATGACCTCCTTAAGCCGCCACGGTGCCGGTGATGACGCCAGCGTCGATAAGGTCCTGAATCAAGGTCCCTACAACGTCGGCAATCTCCGCGTCGGCTGCGGTGTCGCAGTCCATAGCGCGGTCGGCAGTGTGGTTGGTGATGGTGTAGGCATTGTCGTGTGAGACGAAGGCAATACCTTCGACTAGAACTTGACCACTCTTGGACGAATCCGAGCGGAGGAAGTTCACTCTGTTGTTTGAATTACTAGATGCGATGACATTCGCGTCAAGGCGGTCCAACTGTTTGTTGGTATCATCGTACGTCGCAATACCGATTTCCCACTTGGACGGATCGTCCAGGGAAACGGCTTTGTACGCAATAGTGTCCGAGTCAGTCATATCCGTGAACGGAGATTTACCAATCGGGGTCTCAGCAAAGTTCTCATAGCTGGACAGACCGACTTCAAACTCCGAAGCAGCGGCACAAGACTGAACGAACTGAGCGTACACAGTGGCTGCAAAGCCAACTACATGAGCCATAGGTTTTGTTCACCTGTTATGGTTATTGTTATTATTGAGGGTGAAGTTTCGGATTCCCCGTCCTCGATAGATTATCCAGCCGTAGCCAGGTCTAGAGTACTTAGGGTCACACACGACACGCTGAGCCTCTCTCAAGGAGCCACCTTGAGAACAGGTAACAAGGAACGTGCCGTATTCTAGCGACGGCTAGTCGCGTTGAATTAGGGTTTTGATTTGAAGTTCTGAATGAACAACTCTCGCTCCATCGGCGAGGATTTCGCTAGGAAATACTGAAGGGCTGTAAGGAGTTCAGTACGACCTAAGGAGAAGTCTATAGGGAGTACGTCTCTCCCGTATTGGTACAAAGGTTTAAGGAGGGGACTAGCAGGGGGAATGGTGATTTTTATACCGAGCCCTTGGGCTAGCCCTAACCAACGGTACATCGCAGGGCGTTGGGTCTCATACTCACCCATCTTCTCCATGTCGATGCCCCACAAGCCAATCTCGTCAACACCTTCGTAGATAGCGAGGGCGACCATGTAGCAAAGCGTACAACTAAAGTCATCGAAGTACGCCTCGATAATCTCATCCAGAGGGAACTTCTTAGACCGACGACAGATAGGCTCGCGCATATATAACACTACGCCAGACTTCTCAGCCTTCTTGAGGTACGACTTGTCGGGAACCATAACTTGATGGTCGTACATATCAAATAGACGATCCACCCTACGTAGTTTGGTATCCCAGGGAAGGCCCCATATCTCCCAGGACTTGTCGTCGAAAGGTGCGTCCTTCCGACTATCGGCCTGACCGATCACTGCGACCTTACGCACCTAGGGACCATCGAATATAGAATGGGACGTACCAGTGGCTTACCGTTTTATAAAATATAGGGTCACTTTGTACCATTACAGAGAACTCCTGTCGAAAGTATCTAAGCTGAACCGGAGGGTCACGTCCGCGTTGTTGGTGTCGGTGTCCGCTACAAAGTACAGCACGTCGACTGATGTACCGATAAGGGTCTTGAAAATGATAAATAAGCCCCCTCCCAGTAATTGGTCTGTAGGGAGGGGGCATCAACCTGATACTCAGGAGTACCAGTGTCTAGTATTCGTCGTCTTCAAATTGAGACGCTGCAACCCTCGAGGCTACTTCCTTACGGAAGGTTGGGTCATTACGGTACTTATCGGACTTCATATCTTCCTTCATCTGATTACGACTCTTATAACCGTCACCAGAGAAGCCAGACGAGGCTTCATCACCGAAGATCATGAGACCTTCTTGACCTGTAGGGGTTGCAGATTTCATCTTACCCTTAATCGTATCGACAGCAGCTTTCCAACCAGGACCGGCAAGCATCTCGTTATATGCCGCCTGTTCATCCGTAGAGAGGTTGTCGAGACACCACACGTTCATCTTATCCCAACCGTCGGTACCTCCGACATACTCCAAGGCTTCGCTCTGGGAGTTCTCCAGGCGGTACTTCGCATTCTCGATATAGCTGTCGATAAGCTCTTCGGGAATACCACGGTCCACCAAGGACTTCTTAGCGTCTTCAGGGATACCACCGGTCTCGACAATCGATTGCCCGAGGGCGTCCATATCTAGACCAGCTTCAGTAACGATGTCTTTGACGGCTTCGTCTTCACTAGTCTTGTCACTCGCTGCAGACTTCTCATCACTCGCTGCAGACTTCTCATCCTTAGTCAGGCGGTATTGGAGTTCTTTAGCGTGGTTCTGCCAGTTGTACTCACCGGTCTTAGGGTTATAAAACTTCTCCTGTCCGCCTTCAGGCATCGGCGGGACCGGTGGGGTCTCAGAGTCGTCATGCTCTTCTTGTGATTGGCGGAAATTACTCGCCATCATTTCGTTGTACTCATCGGAACCAGGTACGGGACCTTGGTCTTCTTGGGTTACCTCTTGGGACTCAGGCATCATTCCTCCAGTTATTGTGGCGGCGCAACAGCTTGCTGTGCCGCAGCAACACCACCAGCCTCAGCCACACTTTGGCCGATCTGTGCTGCCATTTGTTCTTGTTGTTTCTGTGCGACCTCCGCTTCCGAACGTACAGCGTCGGACAGTTGGAGACCATTGAAGAGCTTACCGAGAAGCTCAGGCATCTTGACGTACATCAACGTAGCTTCATCAAACCCTTGGAGGGTCTGGAGAGCTTGTGTGACACGAACCACGTCCTGTTCGCGACCAAGGGCCTCTAGGCCCGTAATCACAGTTGGCTCCACAATACCGTCAGGCCATTCAGGTAGCTGTTCGTTCGACTGCATCTGAGCGATCAAACGCATAAGACGGTTACGTTGCATATCCTGGGAGAGCATCGAGAAGACACCGCCGAGGGAGCCTTCAAGCTCTTCAGTCATGAGACGAAGCTCAGTAGCTGTAACACGTTCAGCATCACGACGAGCCGAAGAGTTCATAAGGAAGGCTGAGGCAAGTTCCTGACTGAGTCGTGAAATCTCCTCTTGGGCGACTGCAAGACCAGCAGTGTTCGTGAACTGCTTCATTTCCACATCTTCAGGGTTACCGACAATGTAGTCACCGTTCTCGGCTTGGGCGAGACGACGGCGAAGCTTAAGACCACCAGCAGCATTTGGACGAACCATATTGATATGGCGCGAGGCCATAGCAGCACCTTCGACCATTGCCTTACGGAGGTGGTTTAGTGAAATAAGGTCGGCTATATGATCATCGACCTTAGACCGAGCATAGTCTTCCCCGAGTCCCTGGGACCAACCTAAGCTGTTAAAGGGTAGAACCTTAGTCTTACCCACGGAAGCCCCAATAACTTCATCACCTAACTCTTGATGTACCCGCCAAGTACCGTCTTTAAGACGCTTGACCCAAGTGTACAGGTTAATCTTCTCCTGACCATTCTGAGGTACGTCTTTGACTAATCCCCTGACTTCTTCAGGGAGGTTGTCAGGGTAGACTTTCTCTTCAATCACCAGTTCAATAAGGCGACCAGCGGGGTCTTTAACCTGACAGTACTGATCTAGGCGGTAGGCCTTGATCCGGTTGTCAGGGAGCATCTGCTCGAGGACGTTACCAGCGACTACGAGGTGCTGGAGAACGGTGTTCGTAGGGGACCGCCATTGTCGGCGTTCAATCTCTGAGTTAATCAGAGTTTCTACGTTGACTAAGCTACCCTCAATTTCAGCACTTACCGGTGAACCTTCAGCCAGGACTACCTCAGCGGGGATTTGCAAGCGGAAGCTAGACGTCCCCGGCGGGTATAAGGCTGTTAGGAGACGGGAGGCTAGGAAGACGACACCCCTAGCACCTAAACCCTGGAAGGGCTCAACGAGTAGGGATGAACCAGTGTGCCCATCCGGAGGTAGGATACTGGGGATCGTCATTTCGGCATTACGCCTTGCGCGACGTAAATATGGTTCGCGCTTAACAGCTAGCGCCTTATATCGGGCGTTCGCTGTAACTCTTTTATCAGACATCCTACCTCTCAATTAAACGCCAATAGACAGACCTGTTGAAGTACCGTTGTTCCCGGTATTCAATGCGATCCGAAGGCGATCACGGTTGACCCGCTCTGATTGTTTCTTGGCCTCCTTCCGCGCAATCTCTAAACCACCCGCGTCAGGGCGACTCGCCGTAGGGTCTTTCTTACTTACTACTGGAGGAGGTGGTGGTGGAGGCGGCGGGGCCGGTAGCGGTTCCGCTACTTTTACTGGTGTTGGAGCGGGCGGCTTCGGGGAGGAGAAAATACCACCCATGATTATAACCTCTTTTTATGCATAGTCCCAATCTGTGGGAACCCAAGTTTCTCATAAAGCTGAGCCGTCCTATCAGCGTGGATGGACGAGGAGATACCTAAGACTAAGTCTTTAGCCCCAGAATCCTTAGCCCACACCTCAAGCCGCTTTAAGAGGCGGGGTCCAGTAGTCCCCCCACGGAATAGGGGGTCCACGTAGAAGAGGAGGTCAGCGGCGCATTTATCGGACCCGAAGAAGTGCTTGTAGATGAAACCAGCGATCATCCCTTTGAGGATGTTCCCATCCACCGCGACGAAGGCTGCGTAATTCTGACGATCTGTGAGTGCTGAGTGACCAAGGTTCCTGAGGTCTTGGGGATCATAGTCCAAGTGACTATAGCCCCCTTCATCATGGAACATGGCACCTAGCTTGATCATCGCGTCTATGTCTGACGCCTGATACTCACGGATCATCATCCTGATCGGCTCCTTGCTCTTCAGCTTTAAGACTGACTAGTATGTCGATCATGTCACGAGCCCCGGCGTACCGGTTAGCCGCCTCGATAGACTCCCCAGGGAGAATACAACGGGCGGGCCACTCAGTATCTAGTAGGTCGATGAGTCCGTAAGCGGTCATAGGTAGCGTTATTTCGGTTTCTAGGTCCACTAAGGGTCCTTTATTACTCATTGATCACTCCTATTCTTGGATTTAGACTGTACAGCAAGGTTCTTTTTACTGTTATTCCGGGGATTATGGTCCTTGTGGTGGACATCCTTCCCATCCCCCTTAGAGACCCTACCCTCCTTCGACAGCTCACGACGGGCAGCATTCCTTGAAGCCCGCCGCTTTTTCTGTTCCGACTTAGAATGGTAGTCGAGGTACTCCTTACGATAATCACGTTCCGCCATAGTCAGACTCCACAGGTTCCACCATGTCCGGTAAGAGAGCAGACATCGTGTGTTTCAACATGCTCTTCAAACTCCTCACCGAGCCTATTAACAGCGTCTTCATAAGGAACAGACACCAAAGGCTGACCACCACGAGCCCCATCGGGATAAGCGGTAAAGCCACGAAGGCGATGAGCGTACTTTGAAAGAGCGTCAACAAAACTTCCGACCGTGTCAGGGTTGTTCTCCTTAGAGCCCCACTCAGGGAGGTTAATCGTTGAAGAGATCGACATATCAACGAAGTCTTGAACATCGGCCTGGAAACTAATCCGCCGTTCATAGTCAGTAGAGAGATCGATGGCGGACTCGATGGTTTCCGGCTTGGTTCCATAAAGATCGATAAGCTCTTGGGCAGCGGCGTCTATGACGTACTGGTAGTGCCACCGAGTTCCTGACTTGAGATAACGTCTTCGATAAGCAACTGCGTAGACCGGCTCAATTCCTGTAGAGGTCCCTGCAAGTATGCCAATTGAACCTGTAGGCGCGATGGCGCGATTGGCAATAGGTTGGCTAATCGATAATGCATTTGAGACACGTTCAGATGTAACGTCACTAACTCGCTTGTAAACGTGGAGCCATCGTTTGAGTTCCTCTGTAACATGGTACTTCTCCCCTTGTTTGATTAGCCATTCATGTAGCCCCATTAGACCTAGACCGAGACGTCGGTTCTTTTCTCGGACTTGTTTGACTTTGTCATACGGGAGGTCAGCTCGTAGCGTTCCACACAGTAGGAATGTGGTGGCACACTCAACGACCTCCTTAAGTTCATTAAGCGACTCAATCCGACCAAGATTGAGGGAGCCCAAGTTACACACGTCGCTGTCGTCGGCGCTGGTGACTTCGGTACAGGCGTTTCGTAAGGTCTCGTTCTCTTGCTCAAAGAAGTTGAAGGAGAAACCTGGTTCACCCGTCGATAGGGCCTGAAGGCAGTTCTGACGGAATACATCACCTACCTCCCCGGTCTTCCAAAAGTCCAACAACCACTCGGTGTCATAGTTCAATGAAATGTTCGTCATGTCGAGTGGAGCTGGGAAATTGAAGTCGTCCTTCTTCACGTCAGCTAACGACTGTCCCGTACTACCAACAGGCATATCGTGCCAGTTCTTTGCTGCTAGAAGTGCGCCAGCATCACCGTGTTTCCAATTCAGGCTGGCGTAGATTGCAGAGCGTCTTGACCCACCCTGCATAACTCTCCGACCAATCTCATTGATCATCTGTATCTTTGGGATCGGACCGGAGGACAGACCCCCGGTACCTTTCAGCTTCTGACCTTGGGGACGGTAGACGGAGTAATCCGTCCCAATACCCCCACCGGTCATCAGACAGCTTTCAGACTTCCACGACAGATTAGCCCAATCCTCCCTGGTGTCTTCCTCAGCGCGAAGGAGATAACAGTTGTTGAAGAACTTCTTATCACGTCCCGCGTAATAGAGGTACCGCCCACCAGGGATGAACTTTAGGTCCCTGATGAACTCGTAGGTCCTACTCCGGACATCCTTAGATACACCCCCCGAGGTAACGTATGGCGACATCACGTCGTCAACGAGAATACGCGAGAGGTCGTCCCAAGTTTCACAACCCTCATGTGCGTACTTGTGATTGAAGATGTCCTCAGAGAATTGCGAACGAAACATAGGGTTTCGGTTGGAACGAAAAGTCATATGGTGTCCTCTATCAAAATTTCCATTTCAGGTGGTTGGTAATTAGGTCCTTTAAGAATTTTCCCGTCTTCCCGTCGAATAGGACGCCCGTCGTCTCCTAATTTAGTCATGTTGGAATCGTGAACACGCTTGAACGCGGCATCCTTAGGTAGACCGAAGGTCACGAACATACTGTCCAATACGTACTGGAGATCACACAGTTCCTTAAGGAGGTTTGCCTTACACCGACGCTGGGTAGCCGCACCCTTCTTCATGTAAATGGCATTGTGAACAGCGCGTACTGCCTCCCCTACCTCAAGGAACTCCTCAGCGATTAAGGTCATTGAGAGACCAAGGTCATTGAGTGTGGTTGAGTCTAGTGGGAGATCAACTGGCTTCTCGTAAGCCTCATGCATTTGACGAACGAGATTAACACTACCGGCATACCGCATCATCGCATCACCCCCGTCAGGTGGTCGAACGACTCTGACTCAGCGTTTTCGATGAGTCGGTTGAGGTACCACTGGGCTTTTTTAAGGTCTTTGATCTTCGTCCCTTTATGAGGGGCTCGGATGATGTATTTGATGATGTTACCTTCGGTAAAGTTGAGGTCCCAGGCGGTGATGAAATCGTAGACTTCGATACTACCGAGGGTGTAGTGCGTAGGGTGGTTGATATAATCTTCACGGGCGTCGTTGGATGCCATAACGTGATCTCCTGGGTTTCGTGATTGTAGTCCTCCGCTCGCAGGATTCGGGCCATTCGAGCGTTGTAGATAGCGTCGTCCTCGGTCGAACCACCTTTGACGTAGTAGTCCACAATGCTCTGCCAGAGCGTACACGATTCTCCTGGTGTCCATTTGACTTCCTTATCTCCTCTACGCTTTCCCTTGGTGATCTCTCGTACTGAACGAGTGAGACGGTGGGGGTTCGCTAGAATAACCTCCGCTGCCTTAGCCCCACTCCCAGGAGCCCCTGAGTAACCATCCACAGCGTCACCAACGATGGTCTGGGTCATCCAGTTCCGATCAGCTATAGCTTTACTGATCTTCATTGGGCGTTTCATACTGTCGGGATTGAAGAACCGACACGGTACAGACATCAGGTCTTTATCGATGGTTATAACAACAGCGTTAGGGTCCTTAGCGGCGAGGAGAGACAACACGTCGTCAGCCTCCAACCACGGGATCGTGACGGTGGTGTATTTCTCACGGATATACTCAATGGCAGTACTGAGACCTATAGGACGGGACTTATCCTTTCGGTTCTCTTTGTAAGAACCCCCAAGCGTCTTACGGAAGTTGTTGGTGTCCGATAGACACATGACCACCTTGGCCTTTCGGAACCGGTGGGTCCACTTTTGTACGAGGTGGTCTACGGTATCGTGAACCTTCGATGGATCGAATACTGGCCCGTCGCCGAAGTCATCCTCAACCACGGCTGACGCACGGTACGCAATGATGTCTGCGTCGATCAGCGCGGTGGTCATCAGAGACTTGCCAAGGTGATGATAGCCATAACAAAGCACATGACGATTAGGATACCCGTCACAACCTCGAGTATTCGATCTACAATGCTATACATCAGTGTGTTTCCTTCCAGTTAGCGCCGATCTTGTAGGACCCAGAGAGCGGACACTTAAGACCAAGACGGACCCCCGCCTCGGTAATAGCGCCAGCGAAGGTCTCGCCAACAAGTTCAGCGTATTCTTTAGGTGTAGATAATTGGACCTCATCATGAACATTGACGAGGTAGTTGAATGGGACTTCAGGTAACATCTCGTTCATAGTCTCATCGAAGATCACGAGGGCATGTTTCATCACAACAGCACCAGCACCTTGAAGGAGCGTATTAAGGGCTGAGTGTGCTGATACGGACTCAATGTACCGACCGTCCAAGGACTTCAAAGGTACGCCGTTAAGGTGACCCTTATGCTTCTTCTTTAACGCGGCCTGGAGAGGACCAAGACCCTTAATGTTCGTTTCCAGACCGTCCCTAATCTGCTTACCAAGGTCCCCTAGGGAACCCTTACGACGGGGCTTCTTAGCGGCGTCGGAATCGTCGTGACAGATCATCCCGAGCTTCGGGTTACCAGCACCATAAAGGTACCCGTAGGTCGCGTTTTTTGTGTAGGGGTCTCGGTTATGGAAATTGATTGCCCGCTGCGTCATTGTATGGACGTCGGTACCATCGTCCTTAGAACCTGACACCACAGCCGACGCGTATAGTCCATCATCCCATCTAGCGAGGTAGTGTCCAAGCATACGAAGCTCTAGACCATCAGCGTCACAACCAACCATCACCTCACCCTCGTCAGCCATCCACACAGCCCGCATACGAAGTTCTTTCTTATCGACATTAGCTAGGTTAGGTGAGAAGTGAGACATCCGGTGCGTACGCGCACCAATAGGATTCACCGCTCCGTGGACTCGGCCATTACGTTCATGTTTAAGCCAAGAGTTCTCGCCATCCGCGATCTGTCCGAGTTGCTTAATGATCCTGAGGTAACGGTTAAATTCCGCAGCCTCAGAGTACTTAAGCTCCGCTAATACCGACTCATCGATCTGAGGGGCACCTGTCGGTGTGAACTTACGTGGCTTCCATCCGTACTTAGTCGTGAGACGGTTAGCCACCTGTTGACGAGAGCCAGGGTTGAATGGGACGGTCTTGGTCTTATGACGTCCCCAGGACCCAGGGGCGTTCCCTGCGGCCTTCTTAGTCTCCCACTCCTTCCCATCTTCCGTCACCCAGTATCGAGACTTCATGTTCTCGATGTGTGGTGGGAAGATTTCTTGTAGACGCGCTTCGATGTCAGATAGTTCTTGGCGGAGCTCACCCACTAGATCATAACAAGCATCGAGATTAAGACGGAAACCATGTTGCTCTTGTCGGGCCATAATGAAAGCAACCTTGTGTTCCGTAGTAACTGCAAGATCACCCTGACGTTTAGCTTCGGTTAGTAGACGGCGGTAGACTGCCGCTGTGACTTTACAGTCGTTTAGGCAGTAAGCCCCCAACTCAGGGCTCCAACGGTCGAACTCTGTATGGTCGCCTTTTGGAAACTTTAGGCGGTCACCCCAGCCAGCCAGACTATGCTTCCCTGTCGGGTGCCACAGTCTGGAAACGACTAGCGTATCCCATATCTGCTCTTTACGAAGTGTTCCAGGGTAGAAGCGCTCAATAGCCCAGTAGTCGTAGCTGGTGCCATTGTGGAACACTACGCGGTCAGCGGTTCGTAACCGTTGGAGCCCCTCGGACATCGGAGGGTATCCAGACTGGTCAGCATAGAGGACACCATTGTCGCCAGACGGATCACAAACACCCAGGCACCAGATTCGAGTGATGCCGGGTAGGAGATCATCGGCTTCAATGTCAGCGATCAGCGTGGTCATATACCATATCTCCGATATCAGTGGTTACTGAAGTTCTTAGGTAGTAGAAAGAAACTCTGCTTGTTGGCGGAGACGTAAATGGTCAGCCATCTCTAAGATTGATGAGATAACTAGTTCATCATCGTCGCGATTAGACTTGATCCAGTTGTAACAGTTCAGGACCCATCGGGTGTTCTCCATGGTGTATCCTTTGGTAGAGTCTATGCGGTCTAAGGATGGACCAAAGGGGTGAGGACCCTCTCTTACGGTGAACACGAAGGGGACCCCAGTCACTTCGCAGTAGAGAGGTATAGAGGTGTAGTGTAAGTCGTACTCCATCAACCTCTTACGTGCGCGTCGGGAAGCTGCCGAACATAACGTGACGCAACGACCTTCTCTAGTCTCACGGTAAGCCTTCTTAACACCGGCTATCTTCTCCTTATTCGCTTCGTAGTACGTCCTATTATTCTCCCGCTTCTTTACCTTCCGCTCTTCCTCAATCGAACTCTTCACCATCCGCTTCCTCCGGTAATTCCCGTTGGAAGTCCGTTCCGCATTCCTTTAGCCGTCCGGTTTTACTTTCATACTCAAGGGTACCAGCAGTACCGGTGAACCCCGCGTAGCGATTCTTTAGGACTCTCAAAGTTATAAGGTTCCCATCCTCATCTGACTGTTGGTCTCGCTCCGCTGCGATCACGGTGTCAGATAATTGGGATATCGATTGGCTACCCCGTAAGTCACTCAACTCAACCTGAGCCCCCCGCTCATGTGACTTGGTTTTAGTCGTACGCTTGAGGTGGTTCACAAGGATGAGACCGCACTTGGTCTCCTCAGTGAAGCTCCGCAGGGCCGTCATGGTGTTGTCGATGGCGCGGCGTTCGTCCTCCCCCAGGTCCAGCCCACTCACCACGATACTTAGGTGATCAAGGATGATCCACGGGCACTCAAGGCCCTTGACGAGGTACGACAGTTTACGGAGTAGGTTGTCCGCACCCGTACTGCCCCAATGGTCGTAGAAATAATACCGTCCGGTACCGAGGGTCTCATCGAACGCCTTACGACGCTCATCGTCAGTGATCTTGGTATTCGGAAGGTGTAAAGTTTTGTTACAGTGGATCGACATAAGGCGAAGACCAGAACGACTACTGCTCTCCTCCAACGCTACATAGCCCACGTTCTGTTTTAGCGTGTTACCAAGGTGGTGAGCTATCTCAGCACAGATCGTGGACTTACCCGTACCTGTACCAGCGGTCAGCGCGATGATCTCCCCCCGTCGCATACCGTACGTGAGATCATTGAGACCCTTCCAAGGGAAGGGGGTTCCCATTTCCACAGGTGCGTTGACGTCATCCCAAAGCGAATTGCCGTTGATGATACCATCCGGACGTGCCACCTCAGCATTCCAAACAGCGACTTGAAGCTCCTTTATCTTCCGAGCTAGGAGCATCTCGTTGGCGTCTTTATACCCCTCAGGTAAACGAGCGATGGCGGCTTTACCAGGAGTGAGTATTTCAGCACACTCTTGTGCGGCCTTCTGTCCTGGCTCATCACTGTCGAACATAAAGACAACAACCTCGAACGACTCAATCCAGTCGATGTTCGCTTTGATTGACTTATAGGCCGCAGCGGCACCATTAGGAACTGAGACGACGGGCCAGGAGAGGTTAGTCACCTGGGAGTAAGACATAGCGTCGATCTCACCTTCGGTGATCACGAGCCGCTTACCACCTGATTGCCAAAGCTTACGACCAAACAACTTATTGTCTAAGGTACCAGTGATGGAGAAGTCTTTACCCGCGAAACGTAACTTCTGACCTATCACCTTTCCTTTATCGTCATGATATGGCGCTACATGACATGGTGTCCCACGAAAGTTAGATTTAGAGTAACCAAACTTCTTACACGTATCAAGACGGAGCCCACGCTTAGGCATGTCAATATACTCACCGATAGGGGCGAGACTACTCTTCACCTTGTTAGTCACTGGGCGCTCCTCCTCGTCACCACCAGCACCGACCTTTCGGTTGGTCTCACACGAAAAACAATGAGACCAACCGGAGGTGTATATGACCCGTGCGTCTGAGGAGCCGCAGTCCTCACAAGGGACGTGTAATTCAGCTACCTCTTCACTCATACTGCGGCCTTACTATTCGTACGAGCGAGGTTCTCCCAACGCTTAGCGGACTTACGGAATCGCTTCGGTAAAGTCCTTGCGTTACCGTTATGGTCACGGGTTATCCAAACACAACCACGGTCTTCATTCGTCGAAGGGCAGGGTGCCTTGGGTCCACCGTAAGTAATCGTCCCCTCGTCTGTCGTTATCGTCAGCGTTACCTTTTGCATTCCTATTCTCCAGTGCGATTGCCTCGTCGAGTAAGGCCTTGAGGTTCGCGTTGTTATGCCAATCCTCTATAGACAAACCGCTCCAAGTCTGTGTGAGACCTGATCGACGAGTGAGTTGTTGAAAGGCTAATTGGGTCTTCCGCCAACGGATGGCGGCGTTGTAGACCTCGTCTCTAAGGTCCCGCATTAGTACTACGCCTTAACCGACAGATCACTCTTATGGTAGCGTACATATCGCTGCCCTGTGTTATCGACACGGCGTTCCCTAGAAATGGGAAAACCGCACTCCTCCAAGTCCGAAATCCGGCGCGGGAGTGCCCGGATACGGTAGAGTGCCTGAGCCTCAATATTTGAGATTGACCCGACTTTGTTGAGGTGTTCGCGGACCTGTTCAACTTGCGTCATGAAATTCCTCCAGTTCTATCCAATGCACAAAGAAGCCGGGGACTTCCCCATCCTCGGCATATCTCTTGAAAGCCTTCAGCCCGACGACTTGCGTATCGTCTTTCCAGAAACGCTTACCCGCCGTCATGGCGTCGAGAGGCCCCTTCACGTAGTTATCAATATCACCACGAGGGGTTTGGAGCTTTCCGGTCTTAGGCTTAGTCATCACCGCCTCGACGAGAACGACCACGGGTTTATCCGTAGGCGTTCCGTCGTAGGCGGCAGCGGCGGGGTATGCTTCCTTCCGCCATACAGTGTACCGCTTACCGTAGTAGACACCCCACCGCGTCACTTTAGGGCGACTAGCTGGCACCGGTTCATTCAAGAAGCTGAATGATTTAAGGGGACCCGAGGTCCCCTTCCGCATGTCAGCTAATGCTTGAGCAGCGAGCGACTTAGTCGAACTCGTTGTCGTCTTCATCACTACTATCACTGACGTCACTCGGTACGTCCGCGACGTAACCTTCTTCATCCTCAAAGTCAGCGGCCCCGTCGCCACCACCAGTTGAGTTCTTCTCGATCAGTTGTACGTTACGCAGCTTGAGACTGATCCCACTACCGAAGCCATCGTACGGTTTGACGATCATCGACAGCTTGATCTTGTCACCGGACATCGCTGTGGTACCTTCCGGCAGCACTTGCCGAGCGGAGTCAAACTGCGATGGTTTGTACTTAGAGTTGACCTTGAGAAGCATCTTGCCCGCGAACTCTTCACGCGCATTCCCGTCCCTATCGGTCTCGTCGTCACCATCATGGAAAGGTAATTTGAAGTTCTTCTTCAGCTTTGGACCATGCTCCTTCGCGTGAGCGGTACCGATATCCTCAACCTTACTCATGAAGGCTTCAGTCTCTGCGTTTTTATCGAGGACCAGGGTGACCTTATACTTCGGATCATCCTTATCGAACTTATCGTCAGGCTTCGAGAGCCATGTGAATGCGGCGGTACCAGCCGGGGAGACGATGCAGGGGAATTTAGCCATAGTAGTCATATCCTTCGATTTCATTGATTAGTGCGCTGTGGAGGAGATCAACGTAGACCTCTCCTGTATGGTCGAGACCTTCACCACCGCTAAGAGCGGCGCTAAGCGCGAGGGCCATATTCTCGGAAATATCTATGGTGTAGCGTCCGTCAACTTCTTCGACGAATAACTCAAAGTCATCATCTGAAAGTTCTTCGACGATGGCCCCGCTCATCACGAGGTCGGTATAAACATCCATTGGAATGATCGGCATTATCGTTATCTCCTCTATAAGGGTCCGCTATTAACTGAGAGGTATATTCGTGGTCACTGATACCTTTAGGAAAAGAAAAAGTCCGCCTTCAAGACCTCAGAAACCTCGAAGTCACCGAGAGGTGGGGGATCGGGTAGTGACACACCGACGGCGTTTCGGGCGACGCTTTCGTGGAAGGTTACGAGCCAGTTATCTTTGTACATATCATAAGCGACCTCACGAGTGACATGTGCCAGCCGTGAGGCGTGACACGCATGGACACCATATGAGTCGTGGATCACGTCGAAGTCTGTTATCCCCTCAGACGTAAGCCGGTTGATAACCATCTGACACATAGCCGCATCTTGGGAATGGACGACGTTTGGTGATGCCGCGAGGGTAGACTTACGGAGATTGATGCCAAGGCCCTCTTCCGCTGTAAACAGACGCAGCTTACCGCACAAAGTATTCACACGACCGGCAGACAGGTTGTGATATGACTGTGTTAGGGTGGAGCCTATCGAGTTGCTCCACATGAACGGCATGTGCTGCTCACTGACTGCGCGGGCACACTTTTGGAAGTAGCCCATCAGTTCCTTACCTTTCGTAATTGTACCTTCGAGTGCCTCAGATATACACTCTTGGAGATACTTAGCCGCTGAGAGTCGGTCACCCACGTCAAAGATTTCGGTGAAGCCATCACTCATAATTTGCGTCTGGATACCACGCTCGGTCACTCCATAGCTTGTTGTCATACACGCCCGTTTGACGTGGTTACGTTTGAGTGCTGGGGCCCACTTGGACGCGAGTGGGTGTCCGGTACAGACGTCTTCATGGACGCGGGCCTTCACACGATTGAGGACCTCAAGATATAGGTCCTGACGGGGACCAGGGGCACAGTTGGTCGCTACAGCACCGACCGGGTCCCTAGCCATTAACGACAGATGCTGTAGCCCGTTTTGGGAACCGTCGATGTTGACGGGTAGATGACTATGGAAGTCGAAGGGGTCAGACAACTCCGACGCTAACCGTAACTCATGAGCCGTCGCTAGGAACTGTAACGGGTCCTCAAGTTCTAGCCACCAGCGGTTTTCTTCCGGGTTTTCTACGCACTCAAAGGCTCGGGTCAGGTGGTCCTGGGCCCACGTTATCCTATCATCCCTTGTCAGTTTATCCTGACCCGCTGTTGTCGCTAACCGGAACAACAACCATCTGTAACCTTCAAGCCCAATACGCTCACCGTCGGCAAACATCAGTAGTGACTTGACGAGGTCTGGGCCTTGCGGGTGAAATTCCTGACTCATCGGATACATACGTGTCCGGAAATCAAAGTTCCAAGGATGCCAGTGACGCTCATACTTCGACATCATCTGGGCGACATGGAGTACGCGGATGATGACGGCGTATTTGTTTAAGGCTGTCCCGTTCATTGAATGGACATCACCCCGGTAGCGTTTATGGTAGGTCCTCTGTTCTTCAGACATCGCCGCCCAGGTCTCAGCGTCATACTTCGGTGGCATGGGTTCCAAGGCCAGGCCAGGAATGATACCACCCAACGAGTCTTCCGCTGCGTTAGCTTTCTGTAGTACGTCGAGGATGTACTGGTTCACTCGGCGAGGTGTTGCTTGGACACTGTTTAGGGCATCGACAGCACCCTGTGATATGAATTGTGGCGATCCCGCAGTGTGCCGGTGGAGCGTCTCGGTCACGAACGGTGTTTGGATTAGGTAATACCCGCCTGTATAGCTCAAGTTCTGCCTCCATATTAGTTATGCGACGTTGTAAGTTGTCAGCGTCACGACACGCATCGAGGTATCTAATCCTGTAACCCTGAGGGTCTTCTGGTGGTTGGGGTTGAGGTGTATCTGGCTTGTTGAATCTATCGCTCAGATACTCATGATCGTCATAGGCCACTTACTGTCTCCTCATCGAGTTGCCAAGGTAGTGGGGGTGCAATCATCGGTAGTCGGTATGGTTGTGATGTCGATAACTCTTCGTTGATGGTCTTGAGAGCAGCAATAGCCTCGGGAGCGACACGTATCACTCGCTTCTGTTGTCCTCTGTGGGCGAACGAGTATAGGTAGAACCACCCACCCCCGTGTGTGATTGCTGTATGTAATAGGGCGGCACCAACATGCGCTCGGGTACCGGATGACCACTCAGTCCGTTTGATATCTTCCCGACCAGAACGCCACTTCTGAAAAATCCTACGGGTTACGACACCTTTCTTAGAGCCAATAATCCTTGCTGCATCCTCAGAGGCCCGCCGCCAATTCTCAAAGTCGATCTCGTCACGGACGGCATCAGCAATAGCTAGTGATACCCGAGTCACACCCGCATCCACCTCTACCGAGGATAAGGTGTAGCAGTTCAGGATTATCCGGACAGTGATCAGTGCTAGTTTATCAGCGGGAAGGGCTGTAACACCAACAGCCCACCCAGGTTGTGGTCCACGCTTACCAGCACTTACCTTAGCCGAAGCTTGTAGATCGAGGATGCCCCTGAGTAGGCCCTGGTCCTCGGTACCCACGATGTCCCGAGCTATCCTCATACCAGCATCACCGTCACCAATACCGACCTCCGTCCGCGTCACTGATCCGTCCGGTCGGCGCTTAACCCGCCACTGCTTTTCACGGAACCGTTGGATGCCTTCCTCGACACCTGAAATCTCCAATTTCTTCTGAGCTTCAACTTGATGAATGTTCACAGTGTTCCGTTGGTGTGCCATTGATAACCCCTTGTTCCTATCGGCTCCAACGCATAACCCCGGCTTATCGGGGGCGGCGCATACGTCGTCTACGCTTCCAGATGTCATCGTGTGTCGCTTTCCTCGCTCGTTTCGCTAAAAACCTTAATACCTCACCCTTGCGTAGCGCCTGTTGCCCTCGTTCGTCGTGGCTCGGGTGATACACATTGATACACATTGATATATCATCAATCGGCTTTGATATATCATAGCTAATCAACGAGTCGTAGTCTCTCGATCTCGGTCATTGCTTTGGGACGCACGCGTTCGCATTCATGTGCATGGAAGATTTCACCATCAGGAAACTGGACGCCATACGCGTAGTGGCCGAAGTGGTCGTCCATCCAAGTAGCTTGCTCGATCTTCCCGGTCTTGGGGTGAAAGGTTGGTGCGGTGAAGTTACTCATTGGTTTTCCTCCAGGGCCACCGGAAGGTGTTCAATCATGGGACGCCTTTCTGATTTCCAGGATTTCGTCATCACGGACAGCGAAGCAGCGACGCCAGCCGTGGTAAGAGACAAGCGGACGGCCGCGTCGTCGAGGGTCGCCGTCCACAGAGCTGATGGACCACACCTTCCGCCAAACGGCGCGGTAGTTTGTCCGTGTGGCAGCTTTGAACTTGATGGTATCTCCAGGCTGAATGGCGCTTATTTGTTTTGCTGTTGGCATGGGTCAGGTTTTCCTCTCAATGATGGTGACGTTGGTGACGTGCTTGTTTCCCGTAAGTCTCTAAGAGGTGTTTAATAGATCAGCCGCACGTTGGGACACCTCAGCTACATCCACATGGATGTACTTAGAGGTCATCGAGGTCCCTGTGTGACCGAGGAGAGGCATAATCTGAGCGATGGATAACCCCCGCATAGCGAGCTTGGTCGCAAACGTATCACGCAGGGTATGTACCGTAGCGGTACCGCGTGTCTTAACGATGGACCTATCATCGTTAAGCCCTGCTCGGTTCATCGCGGCACGTATGGACTCGGTGGAGTGAGCCCTATGGTTCTTAGGGTCCACCTTGCACTTATACCACCGTGGGAACACATACATATTAGCCCCTCGGTTGTCCCAACGCCGACGTATGACCGAGTACAGTCGATCGGTCATAATCAAGTTAGCCTCATTACCGACCTTCTGCCGGTACAAGTTGATCGTGCGGCAGTTCATGGACACAGATGACCATGATGTAGATACCGCCTCGCCGTGGCGACAACCAGTGTCCAACAGGTATACCACAAGATCATAGGCGTCTTGCATCATCTGCCGCCGAGGTGTCCCCATGTCCGAGGAGGCTCCTTCGACCGGACGATGTGGATCGAGTTCGTGGAGTAGCCGCTCCTCCTCTTCCAGCGTCAGCGACCTTGTCTTCGGTTTGTAACGGAATGTCGGAAAGGACACGACCGGTTGTACATCATACCCCCAATGGTCCTTAGCCAACTTCCACACACGCTTAAGCTGTTGTACCTCGATACAGATCGTAGACTCAGCCAATCCCTCAGCAAACCGAGCCTCGACCAACGTACTGATTAAAGCAGACGTGAGATCAAGTAGTGGCGTACTGAGTGGTAAACGGAAACCCGGGCCGTCACCAAACAGCTTATCACGCCGCCACTGGGCTTGGCGTTTGGTGGACGGTAGTCTCAGAGTACCAAGGTATCGATCCATAGCGTCTACCAGACGTACACGCTCCTTATCACCGAACTGATGAGAATTGAGGCGTCGCTCATACTCGGTAGCTTCTACTCTACGAGCATCAGTCTTATTCGTACGTTTGGTAGACCCACGGTATCGCTTACCACCAACGGTAAAATCGTACCACCAATAGTTAGAGCGTTGTTTCCTGATAAGTGACATATCTGATGTTACCCTTTGGTTTCTCCTGGTACCCTTGGTACCCTTTGGTTTCTCCTGGTACCCTTTAGTTTCGGAAATCCTCCAGTTTCGGAAATCCAGATAAGAGCCTTCTTAAGGTGTCACTCTAGGTGTCACTCTAGGTGTCACTCTAAGTGGACCTTAGTGGACCTAGGTCTCTTTAGGTTTATAGTATATATTGTCATTCATAGAGTGATACTCTAAGTGATACTCTAAGGGGACCCTCCTCTATAAGGGTCCTCTATTAAAGGCCCTTAATCACAAGTGCTATGAATAGCAAGATATAACAAGCACATAGCCACACTTGGAGACGATCTAAAGGGTCCCAATGTTTCATACGACTATCCCTCCAGTTCAGCTTGTTGTTCAACCCATAAGTTGTAACCATTGGCCTCTAGCTCATACTCAGGTATATCACCATATTGATCGTTCAACCATTCCTGATAATCATCCCAGAACTCAGGGTTCCTAGGGTCCCAGGTGAAACCACAGCGCCTGATGTGTCTGATATAGTCTACGAGTTGTGGGTTCATAGGGTCACCTCCTTGAATTGACTGATACGCATACGCACTCGGTGCTGCCCAGGTCGCCACACATAGACCCACTTGCGACCAACCCTGGCCCACACATGACGAACCCCGGAACCAAGGTCCGGAGATTCACCGTTGAGCCATAGGGTGAACCGCTCATAACCTTTGTTCGATGGTGGTTGTGGTAGTCGTGCGTATAACACCCTATCATCGGTCTTAGATCGACGCTTATGACGGATGGTTGTGCTTGTCTGTGGTCGTTTGGTTGCATCCAAGAACGCTGGTATGGACAATAGATCGAGGTCCGTCATTGGAGAACCTCAGGCGTGGTCATGTTGAACTTGTGGGCAAGTTTTAGAAGCTTGTCACGCCATTCTCGAGGCTCGCTTTGGTCGTGTAGGTACTGGAGGGCACCCAACAAACGGTATAGCTCGGAACCCTTGGCGTCGGTATCCTTGGAGCCAAAGATATGCTCAATAACAACCAATCCGTAATCGTATCCAAACATATCGTCGATATCCTTACCCTCAAGCTCTATATTGTAGATTTCATCAGGGATAAGACACCCGACAGCACACTTGGCACCATCAGGCGCGTGGTAGACGCACTCGCTGATGATCCTTGTAGCCTTCCGATATTGGGTCATCAGATGAGTGGCGGCGATGTCAAAGGCCTCTTGCGTGGTATACATGTGGTTAGTCCTCTTGTTGTTGCTTATGCTTAGGCTTACGAGTGTATCGGCTTCGGTCCCTAATTACACGACAACGACAGACTGGGTGCGACAAGGCCTTAGCCACTGGGTTACCTTTAGCTTTCAATGGTTTAGGCTTCATGATTGCTGCCCCTTGTCAGAAAAGTGTCGGTTTATTCGTCCAGGTAGTCAGGGACCATTTCATCATACTGATAAAACGGGTCGGCCAAGGTCTCTAGGTGATCGAGTAGGGTTGACCTATCATCAGTCATCACACTGCCATTCATAGCATGATATCCCTTCCCTCGGTTCGTCGATAATTCACCGGATCTGCACTAGCTTCCACGCTATACTCCACCGGCATAGACCACGCCATCCAGCGGGCACGACCTGACGCCTCCGCTTCAGCCTCGGTGGCAAAGCGTTGTGCGTTTCCGACAGTCTCGCCTGAAGGAAATGTGAACATTGGACGATATGACGTCACGGTGTTACGCTCAACGGCGTTCATGCGACCGGTCA